ATATAACCTATCAGTTGTTGATGGTGGTGTGTATGAGCTAAATTCTATCGCACCACTTCCAATATCAAAAATACCCTGACCAACAAAACCATCACCAAAGGTTACTGGGTCAAAAAAATTAACATCACCAGCATCTACAATAAATCCATCTTGAAACTCAACCTCATTAGTAAAATTAACTTTGTTTGTGAAGTTTACATAGTTACCTGATTTGCCTGATACAGTTCCATAGGTTTCAACTGTTGATAAGGTAACCCCATTCATTTCTACCTCAGTAGTTTTTACTGGGTCGTCTGCAATGGTGAATGTACTTGTTGTTGCTTCAGATTCAACACCTAAGCCATTGATAGATGTTATAGAGTAATTATAATTACTGCCTTTAGGTATAAAAGATAAGTCAGCAGAATTTGTATCTACTACTTTACTTATAACTGCATTGCTTGAGCTATCAGTTATATCTACTCTAAATTCTTTTACTGGAAAGTCAGTTGGTTCATCCCAAGTTAAAGTAGGTCTATTAATAGCTGATGCATCTGTATCTGTAAAGACAACATTTTGCGGTGCTTTTAATGCACCTGCTGTTGGTAGGTTTACTGGGTCTGCTGTTGTCTCTATAGTTGGTACTTCCCAAGAATAGATATCAAAATATTCTATTGCACTAACTGATACAAGACCATTTGGTTGCAGTTCTAATGCTTCAATCCTAAATACATTGTTTGAGTTAGAGGATGATAAGTCCAAACCTTCATAAGTAATATCGACAATATCACCTATGTTTAGCTTATACATTTCAGGTGTACCTAAAAACTGTATTGTTGTTTGTTTCCTACTTCTTTGCAGAATAGCTTTTGCCATATTAGATGCAATATAAGGGTCAGTAATAAATGGGAATTCTGCTTTTATCTCTAATATCTCACCATCATCAGAATAATAATTAGGCGAAGCATCATGCAATTCTGTGACTGTATCTAACTCGTATTTCTTATTTGCATTAAAAAACTCAACAACAACTTTGTTTGCTTTTTTATCCTTAGTGCCATAATCAATAGTTATGCCTGTATCGGCTATTATATGGTCGTCTGTAATGCTAAATGTAGAACTACCAGTATCTTCTATTTGCAATTCATACTTACCTTCAATATATGTGAAAATACCTCTCATGTTTGAAAGAAGGTCTTTAGCATTATCCATGACGTTTTTATTGGTATCTATATAACCATTACAATGAAATCTTTTAACTTGCGTAAATATAGAGCCTGACTCATCTGTGTAATCACTACCTATATCATCATCTATAATAATTTCATTAACTCTTGATTCATCATAAAACTCATCTGTACGCCATGAATCAATGTTTTTAGAATCAACAATAATTGTTCCGCCTGAATCTTTGATAGTTATTATTTCATCTACTTTGTTTTGATAAGAATTATCATATTCATCGATTCTTATTCTATTAGTACCTGCTGTACCACTCCATGTCACATTTTGATAACTGCTTCCATAAAAAGGTTGATTCTGCAATACATCGCATGTGTTTGCAGCAGTCTGAAATGTAGTCATGTTTATATCTGCTGTTGCTAAACCTTTACCATACTCATCATTTTGTATGTAGTCTAAAAAGCAAAGAGCAGGGTTGCTTGACCATGCAGTAGTGTCACTTCTTGGGTCATATACTTTTCTACCTTTAACTTGTACTGTTATTTGTGGTACTCCTTGATACATGCCCTTTTTATCATAATCAAAAGAAGCTGCTATGTAGCAAATGCCATTTAACTTATGATTGGTTGACCACTGAGCAGGTATTGATGCTCTAAGCATAGGGTCTGCTGCTTGACTGGCTGCACCATGATGCAAGTTGAATACAAAAGAATATCTAAGTGCTGGATTAGTTCCTAGAGTACCTGCATTTGAGTATTGATTATCACCGACTTGAGAAGCAGTATTTAAAGAACCTGCACCTGAAGATATTTTATCTGAACCAACATAGCCACCACCTTTGTATATCTTGCCATCAAGAATACTATTACCATCTATCTCAATAGTTCTACCAAGTATCTCTTCACATTCACCAACAGCTAGTGCATAAACAACAAACAAATCTCTTGACCTGTTTTGTGCTGTGTCCATATAGACTATCTGTGCACCTACTCTTCTTGTTCCATATATGACTGGTATCTTGCCACCTGCAGCAGTTTTGTTAGCCATGATGTCTTGACCTTTAGATAGCATGTCTGCCATTTGTCTAAACCCTTTAACACCAGTTACAACTGTAGCTGCTACTATTGTATATTTAACAAATTTGTTAGCTAAAAACTTAGATATTGCAGCACCAATTTTTTGAAAAAAGTTTTTTTTCAATGGGGCATACATAATTAACTACCCCACCTTACATCTGATTTTACCTGTGTAGCATATTCTAGACCTCTATCACCTGAGTAAACTAACTGTTGTGATTCATCTGAATAATGCCTTCCTTTTGTTAAGTTCCAATTTGCCCAATGTGAAGCAACACTAATGCTCAAGATACTGCTATCTATGTTTTCTGTGATATTTACGTTTTTAATTTGACCTGTAAAGTAATTAATAGCACCTACAATATCTTCATTGACATCAAAGTAAGCTATGTAAATATTTACAACTTTATCAGTAAAAGCACCATCCCTTACAAGTTGTCTAACTTGATTAGTAACATTAGAAAAGGATAGGTCTATGTCATTAACTTGTAGTTGACCTGTTTCAGTTGTTGTATTGACTGCTAGAAAAGAACCACCAGCTTCATAAGAATTAGAATTATAAGTAACGTCTCTATAAAAGTCAGTTAGTCTTATAACAGTAGATAGATTTAGTTCTACAAGAAAGGCTGTTTTAGTTTGTTGAGCAGAAACTTGACTTTGTAAACCTGCTGAAAGGCTTCTAGGCATTACTCAATAACCTCTCGTACATCAAAAGAAATGTTATAAAAACCACTAGCATCTGTTGTATATCTAATCTCATCATTTTCAAGATATACATTAAAAAGTGGTTTATTAGTAGTTACAGCTTCATTGTCAGCAACATTAGCAACTAAGTTTGGTTGTATGTTTACAGTAGCACCACCACCTGATGCAGTTACTTCATCTTGTACCATATAAACCTTTGAATGACCTGCAAACTTAATTAAGTCACCTGCTCTTAATGCATGATTAGTGTGTGAAAAACCATCCATAGGTACAGCACTTGCACCTGCTGAAGTTGCACCATTAACAAGAATATCAGTTTCACTGTGACTTACACCTTTGTTGTTTAGTGGTGCTGCAATGGTGAAGTTTTCAAATCCGCCTTTTTGTTTAGATAAAAATGCAAATATTTCCTGTGCTTTTAATTGGTCAACTGGTGGCATTTGTACTGTAAAGGAAAAGTATTGTGCACCTATTTGTCTTGCTGATTTCTTACCTGATAGGGTTTGATTTATAAGTACTGGTCTATTGTCTGTAAAAACTAATGACCTAAAATTTGGGTCTGTTGGAAATTGTCCTGCCATTATACTATCCCCATTTTGCCTTGTGTATTCATGGCATTGTTAATGATTTGTGTTATTAATCCTCTTCTTGATGTTAATAGCTCATCAAATCCAGCAGCATCAACTGTTGATATGTTGAAGTTTACTGTAGCACCGCTAACTGTTTGCCCTTTTGTATGGTCTACAACTGTTTCGTTTGGATGTAGTATAGCTGGGAAACCACCCCTTCCATCTATACCACCTGCTCTTGCACCCATTCCTGTATAACCACCACCATCTGCTGAGAATAAATCACCAAAACTACCAAAAGCTGAGCCAAATGCACCAGTAAGAGGTTTTATTATCATTTGTTGTATTGCAATCCTTGCTAGTTGCTCAACAACGTAAGTAGCAAAACTTTCAAATTCTAATTTACCTGTTTTTAAACCATCAACAATAGCATCTTCAAACTTTTTCATTGTGTTTACTGCTGTTGTTTGCATTGTTTTATCAATATCTTCTAAGGTAGCTTGAAATACTTGCATAGGGTTTAGGTTGTCAGTCAAACCGCCTTTTAGTGATTCAAAGAATTTGTTTGATGAGCCAACACCACTTTCAACTGCAGCAATTAAATTGTCTATGTATTCTAAAGCAGGACTTTTGGCAACATCTTCACCATACAACTGCTCATTCATTTCAATTATAGATGCCTTTACTTTTGCAATTTCAGCACCAATCTCAAAAACACCACTAATAGAACCTTTGTTTATATCAAAGAAAAGCTTGTCATCTCTTTTTAATGCTTTTTGTAAATCTTCAAGATATTTAGTTGATTCTTGTATTTTTGCATTTATTTTTGTACTTTCATCTGCAATGTCTCCAAAAATAGTTTTACCTATCTTTGTAGAAGCAAACTCCATAAACCTTTGTTTTGTGTTATCAATAAAAGAATCTATTGCTATTATTGCTGTTCTTATGGCTTCCAATATTGAAACAGCTATTGATTGCCCTAATGTTTGAAAACCACCAGCAGCTTTTTGATTTACAGTTATTGTATCTCCAATTTTTTCTGCTATTAATTGTAAGGCTGGAACAAATGCTGAAGTTATATTATTTGCAAATGCACCTATCTGTAGTTTTATTACTGATACTGTATCATTAAATTTTTCAACACCTTTGATAGTGTCTTTATCTAATATAATTCCTAAGTCATTAGCTCTATCAATAAATGTTTGTAGACCATCAGCACCATCTCTAAAGATTTCACTAAATTGTATTCCTGCTCTACCAAATAAATTAGCTAATGCTGTAGCTCTTTCAGCTTCAGAACCAAGCTCACCTAACCCTTCAGCCACATCAAATAAAATTTCTTCGTAACTTCTTAAAGAGCCATCTTGATTTTTTATTTCTACGCCCAAGTCTCTAAATATATCAGCTTGAGTTTTAAGACCTCTACCAGCATCACCTATTGACCTAGCAAATTTCTCTAAGCCTTTTTGTGTTTGTTCTACAGTAGTTCCTGACTCAATAGCAGCTAGTTGAAATGCTTGTAATGTATCAGTAGCTATACCTGTTCTTGATGCTGTTTTACCAAGAGTATCAATATAATCAAATGATTTTTTAGTGAATAAAGCTAAACCAACAGCAGCACCAGTAGCAGCTAATCCTACTTTACCTACAGCCATACTAGCTTTACCAGCTACTGAGCCAACACCTTTAAGACCTTTAGTAACCTTATCAAATGCTGCTTTAGTTTTATCAACTGCGGTTAATTCAAACTTTACTTTTTTATTTGCCATGTTGTCTTTTCTCTTCAGCTAACTCTAAGTAAGCTATCCATCCTTGATATTCTTGGACACTAATTTGTTGGAGTTCCTCTAAGGTCTTTCCAAGTTTTTCAGCTAGTGCATATTGCACATATAAATTAGTATCCTTTATTAGTTTTTTTTCGTTTCCTCAATGGGTTCTTGACCCATAATTTTTGTAGCAACGCTTACTAATATCTCTCTATCAACGCTATTCAATAAGGCATTTTTATCACCTAAATCAAATAACTTATCTCCATTCTCATCTAATGCTTTGTATATAAGAACATAAGCCATCATCGTTAAATCATCTTCTTTACTCATTTTATAAAGTTTAGAAGTTTCAGCTAACGTCAATGGCTTACTGAATATTCTTAAGGGTTTATCATCTTCACCCCATTCAGGCACTTCGATTACCTTTACATCCTGCTCTGCAAAATGTTTCTTTGCGTTATCTATTACTGACATTGTATTATGCTGTTTCTAGTGATAAAGCACCAGTTCCTTGAACTGAGATACTAGCTTCTACCAATCCATCAAATGATGCACTTCTTGAAACACCAGTAACAATAGCTGTACCTTCATAGTATTTAGCACTTGTTGCAGTACCTTCAGGATAAAACTTAATTGTTACACTTGAACCTACAGTCAAAGCTATTTGAGCAGTATCTTCTTCATCCCAAAAAACATCAAGACTTCCTGAGAAAGATGTCAATGATGCTAAGTGAGTTCTAGCAGAATCACCCATTGATGTAGTTTCAACAGTATCAGAAGTTTCTTCAACAGAATAAGACTTAATTTCAGCAACAGCATCTGTTCCTACATGAACAGTACCTTCACTTCCTTTATGTATCGCCATTTTCTTTTACCTCGCCTTTCGGCTTTTTCTTAGAAGAAGATTTAACTTTGTCTTTCGACTGGACTGCTTCTTCTTTCCAACCCATTTTCTTAAATGACTCAACTTTTGAGGGATGAGCTATTATAGAAACTTTACCATTTGGACTAATTAATTTCATAATTATCTCCTATTATACTGCTACATCAGGATTAGTTTCCTGAACATAGTAATTAGTTAAAAAGGTTAAACTCACATATCCTAGTGGTTTTTCACCTTCACCATTAAACTCTATTTCAGTTGATTCAAGGTAAGTGTCTTTTGCCTTACCATCAAGAGTCCTGTCAGCAGCTATTGCTTCTTCAACTTCTTTACTTATTGTATCAATCGTATCATCAAAGTCACTAGTGGCTTTTGCATATCCTTCTACCACTACTGATAATTCTCTACTCATAACTCTGTCAGTACCTATAACAATAGGTTCTGATGTTTCTGACTTTGTATATATAACCAATGCTGGTAACTTAGAGTTTTCTATTGGATAGATTCTTGATTCATAGACATTAGAACCAGTTGTTGATAATCCAGTTAAAGTAGTACCAAAATATTCTCGTATTTGTTGTCTTATATGATTTGCCACTATATTTCCTCTAACATTAAAACAGTGAATCCTGTTCTGTCTTTTTGCACATTAACTATTGTATAGTTTTGTGCTGCTTTTAATATATTCCCATTCGTATCTTTTATAGCACTGGCGTTCAAAGTATCTCCATAAGATACATTTGGAATATCTATACTTCTACAAGTTGCCATTGGTTTAAGTGCTTCTACACCAACTCCTAAATCTTGCTCAACATATTCATTATTCAAAATGATAACAATATTAGAAGATGTGCCATTCCTTGTATAAACAGCATCAATTCCATGACCATACTCGGCATCAAGATAACCTAACATATCTTCTTCAGTTTCAAGCATGAATTGAGACATTATTCTTCCTCTAAAACCAATGAAACTAAACCTGTATTGTCAGGCTCTACTGTTTGAATTGTGAAAAATGTTTGCGGAACTAAAGTGTTCCCTTTGTTTGTAGTAATTGCATTTACTAACAGTCTATCTCCTTGAGATATATGCGGTGCATCAGATGATTTTATTATTGCCCTTGGTTGAAATCCATCTACATCAACAGTACCGCCACCTATAGCAAAATACTCTTGGTCTATTATTAGGTTTATAGGATAAGAATCACCTGAATCAATATCGTACCAAGTATCAATCAATCTTAATCTTGAATCCCATAATGCACTTTGAACTTCAATAAAAAAACCACTAACACCATGCCCCGTTGTGGTATCTACATAAGAATTAAAGTCTAAAGCACTCTCTAATGGCATGATTTATTTTTTAGCTCTAGTTTTAGTAGCTTTTACTTTAGAAGTTTTTAAGCCTACGCTTCTATCTTCTTTTTTGGCTTTAGGTTTTGCTACATGAACCTCTGCTTTCTTATAAGAGCAAAGTTCACGTCCAATGTATTCAGGCAATTCAACAACATCACCTGCATGTACCTTTTTACCATCTGCGATTGTATCGCTTGTTATTAAGTATTTTTTCATATTTAAGTTGGGGGTATTGCTACCCCCATTCCATTTAAGCATCAGTTAATTAGTCTGAAGATTTACAGAAAGATACTGCGTGTCTTACAGCAGTGTCAACAGTTTGTAGAGCAACAATTCTTACTCCACCTGATTGACTTAAGCTATAAGCATCTACAGTTATATCTAATCCGCCATACATACCAATTAATAAGTCTGCAAAGTTACCAAAGTAGAAATCTCCACTTGTTACTTGATTACTTCTGATTACATTATAACCATTCATAGTGTTATCAGGAGATACAACAAACTGAGCAGTACCACTAGCCTTTTCAGTTGTTTTCAAAGTACCAAAGTCAGCAGGTCTACAAATGTAGCTTAAAGAACCAGTTAATGCGTTGTCATTAGCAACAGCAGATTCCATAGCAACAATCTCAGCCCATGTTGGGTTAGCAGCACCAAAAGTAGTAGTGTTAATACCTGAAGTATTAGCAATACCTGTAGGCTGACCACTTGAACCTGAACCAGCTAAAGCACCTAAATCAATAGCAGTAGCTATAGATTTTGTTAGGTCATCTCTGATTAAGTTCTCAACATCTAATGAAGATTGTTGTAGTAATAATCTAGTTACATCTGTATGTGCACCAACTACTTTAGGTGACATAGTGACTGAACCAACTTCTAGCTGTTCAGAAGCTGAGTTACCACCTTCAGTAGCAATCCAACCTGCTGCAGCAGTAGCAGTTTTCTTAGGTATTACAACATTACCTTGTAATCCTCTAAGCATAGTAGCACCAGCTCTCATTACTGAAGACTCATTTCTGAGAATATCAATAAAGTCTGAGCCTTTGTAATCTTCAGCAACTAGACCAGCATTATCAGTCACGTCAGCATCCCTTTTACCCCAGTTGCTTAGAACTTCAGCAGGTAGCATGATACCTTGAGCATCTTTACCATATTGTCTAGCAGCTTCAGCAGAACATTCAAATTCAAATGCAGCTTCTTCCTGTGCTCTTCTATCGCTTGGATTAGCCATAGCTCTAATAGCTCTTACTAGGCTAAATTCCCTTACTTCTTCTTTAGTCATGCCGATTTCTGAAGGAGTTTCTAGTGGAGTGTTGTTAGAAATATTTTCTAGCAATACACCTCTAAATTCTTCAACAGATATACCATCAGCAATCGCTTTGTCAGCTAAATCTCTTTTATTGTGTCTAGCTGCTAAATCTATAATCTCTTTTGAGTTTCTTTTAAATTCAGCTTTAGCTTCATCAATAGTTTGAGTTCTAACTTCGTCAAGATTAATATCTTTATTTTCCATTGTTATTACCTCTATATTGTTAATATTTTGTTTATCTTTAGAACGACCAACTCCAACAAGTCTTGACTGGTCAGCAGGAACAGACACAGAAGAAACTTCCATAGGTGTCCATTGAGCTTTATAGTAATTCTCATCATCTTTGTTCATTCTAGTTAATTTATCGACTCTGTAGCCAACTGAAATGTTCATACGTATACCATCAGCCACATCTTCAAATATTTCTTGAGCTAAAGCAGATTTACCAAACCTAACTACAGCAGTTGTCCTTTTTGCTGTCTCATCTAATTTGAATTCTTCAATTACACCAATTTGCTTTTCCATGTCATGGTCAAGTAATAATGGTGCTCTTCCTGAGTTTATAAACTCCATGTTTATATCATCAGCAGAATGTCCTAGTACTTCCATACCAAAACTTCTTTCAACTGGCTCTTCACTAGAAACACCAACTCTAACCCTTCTGCTTTCTTCATCAATGTAAGAAGCCTTAGATAAATCAATAGTTCTATATTTCATAGGCATATCAATCACTTTTCTTTCTTCTTCATCTGATTCAAGCATAGAGACTTCATCAGTTGTTTCTACTTCATCACCTTCATGTTCTACATCCTCATGCTTCGCAAATTCAACAATAACTTTATCGTCTGTTTCACTAACATTGAGGATATGTCTATCAGTTTTATCCATAGTTTTCTCCTCTTCATTTGTTAATAAAGGATGTTTTTCTGATTCTTGCGAATCAAAACTTGTTTGTCTTTCATCTTCTTTCTTCATTTGTTCTACTAATCTTTTTGACCAAGAATAACCTGCATCACCACCCCATAATGCCCAAGCTATTCTGCCATTTGAAGGGTAGCCTTCTTCACCTTGTTTAAATCCTTCAGCTTGTTTGTCTACTTCATGCCTACTGAAGAAGCTATACATTCTTTTGATAGTTTCATCAGATAGATTTTCACCAGCTACTATTTGTCTTGCTCTTATAGCACCGACCCTAGTACCACCTCTACCATACTCTTCACGCCAATCTAAACCTCTCTGAGCTTCTTCTTTCATGCCCTGAGTAGGATTACTCATCTTCGTTATCTCCGCCTTGTATATTGGCTTCTACTGGCAATTTAGAACCAAATGGTTGATAGGCTAGTTCAATACCATATTGTTTAGCTAGTTCTATCTCTTTTTGATGTTGTTCAAATAATTCTTCAGTATCCCTACCATAAGCTGCAGCAATATCTGAATAGCTTATTGTTCCATTTTGTAAGCCGAGTACGTTTGACTGCATTTCTTTTAATGGGTCAATCCAAGCAAAACTTCTAGGTATGAAGTTTACTGAGTTAGAGAATTTATCAAATTTACCCATTGGTAGATTGATGTAACCTGTAGATATAGACATCTCTAACCAAGATTGAAATACTGGGTTCACAAAATGCTCAATAACAAATTGTTGATATATCTGATACATAGACCTATCTTCCAAAGCACCTTGCCTGATACTAGAGTAATTGACTGAAGTTAAGTCGTTAGATAATGAGTGGTAAGAAATATTTAAACCTGATGCAATACTTCTTAGTACACTTGTTGTAAATGAATCAAAAGCAGATGTTGGGTGTGTAGGGTCAAATGCTTTGAAGTCCATACCTTGAGGTAATTGTTCAAATACACCAGCTTGTGCGTTCATTGTAGGATTAAATGTGTCCTCAAATTCTCCATCACCAACATAGCCATCACCATCAGGTGAGGTAAAGAAACCCATTTTAGATGCACCAACTCTAGCTGCAACTATTTCTGCTTCTAAGTAACCATTTAACATCTTCACATTAGCCATTGCTGTAGCAACCAAAGAAACACCTCTAGTTTGTTCTGCTCTAGTAGGTAGGTAAGCATGGATAATCTCATCAGCAGGAACTCTAATGTGTTGTGCTTGAGCTAAGTAAACCCTATCGTATGGATGGTCTTTGTATAAGTGATATGCCACTGGCTTATCATATTTATCTACCTCAACACCCATCTTGATACGATTACCAGTAGCCTTATAGACATCGTTTTTATTCTCATCTAAATGGTCTGCTTCTAAAAACTGTAATTGAAAACCAAAAGGAGAATTGCTGTCTTTTATCTTTCTTATTAAAACCTCACCATCTCTACATAAAGATTCAATAAATATCTTTTGACAATCTAAGAATGATAACCTTCCATTAGTTGTACAATTACCAACCTTTGACCATTCCTTCCAAGCTGACTCAATGAGCTGGTTAGCAGCAAGGTCTAATGAACCATTGTCATTTCGACTTTTGCTACTAACTCTTATGCCATGCTTACCGATAACATTAGACACCATCAGGTTAAGGTATCTTGCAATATAGCTATCGTTCCTTGCTAACTCTCTTGCTCTATCTCTGAGTATTCTTATGTTATCTTTTATTTCAGCATCAGCACTAGTTGAGGTGGTTATAAAATCTGCAAACAGTCTACCAGTATTAGCACCAGCGTAACTTCTTCTATATGCTTGTCTTTTTTTCTTTTTAGGCTCATTAATGCCTAATATTCTGTTATACCATGCCATTATTTTACAAACCTTACCTTGGGTGTATTTCCTGACCCTCTTTTGTTTTTAATTCTTAATTGTTTAACTTCTTTTAAGTATTCAGCCTTATATCTAGCTCTAAAAGTTAAAAGTTCGTCTATAGACGCTCTAAAAGTTAAAAGTTCGTCTATAGACATTCTTGATAATGACCTTCCAGCTATAGACATAGATGATTGGTCAATATTTGCTCTGTTTTCTATAACAGCTTCTATTGAGTCTAAAACAATTTTTGCATGACTTCTAACTGAAGCTGATGTAGTAGCGTAATTGTCTTGTATCTCTACAAATCCTTCTTCTAATTTAACTCTTGCTGAATCAGATGTTCTAGTTATATAAGAAACCCAATTATAGTTGCCTTTTGTATAAGAAGAAGTGCTACTTACTTCTATGATATAAGTATCATTAGACTCAGTAGCTTCTACTGTAAAGTTAGAAGCTGTAGACCCATCAATTAAATTAAATTCATAAGATAATGAATAAGATGCTACTGGATAGTCTTCTGATAAATCGTCTCTTTTCCATGCCCAAAAGTCTCCCAACTGCAATTCAGTAGGAACTTGAGATGGATAGTTTGTTGAATCAAATTTGTTGCTCAAGCAAAAACCTCATAAATGTTTTAGATATATCTACATCTAACACTAAGGTTTATTAGGGTATTGTCAATATGAAAAAGGGAAAAAATAAAAAAGGCTCAATTAAGAGCCTTTTATGGTTTTGGTGGGATTATGAAGTAAAAATTATTTTTTTAGATTTTCTAGCTTCTTCTCTAACTTGTTCAGTTAAAGCTATTTCAGGATAATGCTTAATAGTAACAACATTATCTTTATGATGTGCTGTTGATAAATGTTTATCACCACCTGTAAGTACAGTTCCGCAAGTTAGTTCATTCATGTATAAGCCATGTTTGTTACAATCAGTAACTTGTAAAACTTTACCATCCTCAGTTACTAAAGCTAGTATTCCATGTCTATCAAAGAAATTATCTTTAAAATCTAGCTCATTAGAATATCCATCAAATAGTCCTAATTTACCATTTGCTTTTAAAATGTTATTAGCTGTTTCTACAGCTTCTCTAAGATTTTCAGTTTTTTTAATTATTTTGTATTCCATGTTTGACTCCTTTTTGTTTAACATACTACCTATATTACCTATAAATATATAAATGTATATAGTTTTAATGAAAAAACAGCAATTATTTCCAAGAAGTAGCGAAATTACCCCTATTTATGCCTTTTTGTGGTCTTTTTTGTTGTTTTTGCTGTGGTTTTGACTCTTGAGTAAGTATTTTGTTCTCAATAGAGTCATAGTTAGGATTTAAAATATAAATAGCAGCAAAGTTATAAACCAATGTATCTAATGCTTCGTTTCTTGGTCTAACTTGCTTCCAAACCAATGATTTTCTACCTCTTACAAACTTTGTGATTCTTTTTTCTGCTGTTAGCTGTTTAAAGTACTCTTCATCAAGGTCTGAGCAAAAATGCAGAGTAGTGCTTTCAGGTTCAGTAGATAATCTAGCAAATATGGCTTCTTTTGCACTATCTGTACCAACACCATAAAGTACTGCTCTATTTTTGCCAACAAATGTAGGTCTATTGGCTATTGGTTTACCAGCTTGAGATAAACCTTTGATTGCAAATATTCTTCTAGCTTGTCTTGGTTTGGTAAATTGATAAACCATGTTGGTATGATGTCCACCTGAGTCAACAGTGCAACATGATATAGGTATTAATCTTTCAGATTCAGTCTTAAATCTTTTTTTTAGGTAAGCATCTAAATCTGACCAAACATTCTGAGCATTTGGGTCACCCCAAAATATCTTATAGTCACAGACCCACGCTTCATAATTCTTACCCCATCCCACTAATTGCAGTTCTAATCTATCTTTCTGTGTATCAACACCAGCAGTTAAAACTAATACATCTTCAGGTATAGTCGTATAATCATAATTCAATCTGCGTTCTAATAGTGTTTCATATTCAACAGCTTCTCCTTGCTCTTCCCAAGATTCGCCTAAAGCAGTATTTACCCAAGTCTTTAGCATTTCAGGATTCTTTTTAGCTTCAAGAAATGATTTAGCCATATCCGCCCAAGTAGACCAAGGTGAATATAGCTCAGATATATGGAATCCTGCTGTATCTGATTTAGGTGCTGATGCTATCCATTCACCATTCTTTAACATCCATTGCTTTTTAGACTCATCAATAATAGAACCACATTCTTCACATGCATAATTAGCTGTTTCAGGTTTATCTTCTTCCCAAACTACGTTTTTCCATTTTAAGACCTGTTTATGATTACATTCAGGACAAGGTACATGATAGTAACGCTTATCTGATTCTTCAAAAGCTGTTTCTATTCTTGATAACCCTTTTATTGTTGGGGTAGAGCATAGATAAATCTTCTTATTCCAAAAAGTAGTTGTTCTCTTTGTTGCTAGTGATATTGGGTCACCTTCTGCACCTGCTGATGCTTCATATCTATCACACTCATCTGCTAAAACAATTCTTATTGGTCTTGATGCTAATCCTGATGCAGAATTAGAACCAACAATGTTTAGATTACCACCAGCAAACTTTTTAGATAAAACTGTATTACCACTATCTCTACTTCTTGGGTCTTTAACACAATCCCTTATCTTTTCAGAATCACGAATCATCATAGCTAATCTATCTTTACTAAATGCTTGAGCCATCTGAAGTGTTGGTTGCATTATCAGTAATGGTGCTGGGTCTTGGTCTATGTAATAACCAATAACATTTAATAAAATTTCGGTAGCACCAACTTGCGAAGATTTAAGGAACACAATTCGCTGTATATCAGGGTCATTGAAAGAATCCATTATCTCTCTTTGAAATGGTGCTCTATCAGTTCTCCACTGACCAGCTTCTGCTGAAGACTCAGGTGATAATCTTCTGTAGGTATCTGCCCAGTTACTTATCTTCAGATTGGGTGGTGGAGTCCAAGTCTGATTGGTCTCCTGTATCACCTTTTCTATATTTTTGAGGTATTCCATCTTGAGCTAACTCGTTTAGTGCTTCATGCACTTGTTCTTTTATTATTAATTCTGCTTCAGCGTATTTATCCACTGTAATGACTTGATGTGCGATTCTTGAAGGTAGTCCTAATAGTTTTGCTCTTGCATTAGCTACATAATCAACCCAAGTATCTTCAACTAGTTGTGCTGGTATAAGTTTAGCTTCCATCTCTTCTACTTCTAACTCAGCCTTTCTAGCTTGAGCTGCAGTAAGTTTAGTTTTTTCTTCAGCAATATCACCAGTACCGCTTCTTTTATTGTATCCACCTAGTTTTCTAAGGTAGGAGATGTAAGCAACTCTGCAAACATCTAAGTTGAGTGGACTTCTACCCATTTTTGAGGGCAATACGCCATCTCTAATCAATTCTGAGACTCTTTTGACTGATAAGTCCAAATGGTCTGCAACTTCTCTTTGTGTAGCCATACAGTGCGTTAATTACCTAATTAAATATTGACTGTCGCTAAGAAAATATCGAGCTGTCCAATTACCCATAGTAGAAGCTGTAGAAGAACCTACGCTTATCACTTAGCAGTCCTCAGTGCATACCTAAGTCTTTTAGCAAAGTTGGAATCAAACCCATTCCTTTTAGAGAATGCAATACCATTACCTATTTTTTCAAATGGATACAATGCTTTATATTTAGCCATCTTTGTTAGTTTAGCTACCTGTCTTATCCTTGCACCGCTTGAAGTATTGGTTGATGTTCTTCCATATCTTTCCCAAATACCTTCTGTACCTTTGCCACCTTTAGGAACGCCAAAGAAATATTTTTTCTTATTTCTTTTTATTTTATTCATTGCACCTTTGGTTATATTTCCTGATGCATATTGCGTTATGCCTGATGTGTTCTTACTACTAGGAACAACAATAGAACTACGCTTAGGCGTTCTTGTTCCACCATCTACTTGTAGTTGCATGTAGTCTTCTCTTTTCTTATCAACATAAACTACTGCTGTAAGTTGTGTCTTCTTAGCTTTATCAACCCTAAAAGCCTTTTGTGTATAAGGTGTTGGGTCATCAAACTTTTGTTTAGTTTGTTTTTTGTAAGTCTTATGTAATGCAAACGCTGTATCGTTTAGAGCTAACATAGTTGCAAAAGGTATTTGTTTCTTTTGTATAGAGCTCAATCCCTTTGTTACTTCTTTTATATTTGATTTGATATTTACTCTCATCCCTTTCTCCAGTAAGACTTGCCTTTAAACTTTAAACCAATCTCTTTAGCTTTCCTTCTAGCGGTAGATGGACTACAACCAAAAGACATTGCTGCATCATGTGATGACTTACCTTGCTTAATCATTTCCTTCAATTTTTTCTTATCTACTTCCATTTATAAGTTTTCATAATGTTCTATTAACTTATCAATATACCATTTAGCCTTTTGTAAGTCTTGTATGTTGGCATCCTTCATGCGATGTCTGTGTATGTACTTAATAGCTGAACCCTCTAAATAACTAGGAAACTCAGAACCAAGTTGTTGTTTGATGTACTCAATACACTCTACCTTTCCATTGTTATAGTGTGCTGGTTTGTGTACTGGGTCATGCTTTTTATTTCTAATGCTCATTTTTATTTCACTCCTTTTAAATAACTTATTAGCCTTTGTTTGAAAAGACCACTCTAAAAATCTATCTAACATTTCTCCTCACTATT